TGGCAGGGCTGGCGCGCCCGCGCCGCCGCGGACTCCAACACCCTCTCCGCGGGTGGCTCCTTCGACATGGCGGACCACTTCGGCGCCCTGGAGCTCCTGGGTAACCTCGCCAACGACGCGGTCGCCATCACGGGCCTGCACTGCCTCTACACGCAGCTGCTTGGCAACAGCATCTTCACCACCTGGGAGAAGATGGGCCCGGCCGCGACGCAGATCACCGGCACCATGGGCATGATCGGCAACACCCGCCTGGTGATCTCCGAGTTCATGGCCGACGAGTTCGACAGCTCCTCGGGCGTCTACACCGGCTCCAACGCCTCCTCGGCGATCACCTACGTCAACGCCAGCCGGTACGACTACTACGACCTGGCCGCCGGCGCGGGCGAGTTCGAGGCCGAGCGGGTGGAGTACGGCGCGCAGTACGTCGGCGCCGTCGACCGCGGCATCCTCGACTACAACGGCATCCCCACCGAGAAGCCGGCCGCCATCCTCTACAACCTCTGATGCGCGTGAGGCCGCTCCTGTAGGGGTGGCCCCGCTCGCGACCCTCTTCACGTCTCGCCCCGGAGCACCCCATGGGTAGCCGCATCACCCTCTCCCAGCGCCTGAACACCGCCGCGGGCACCGACGCCCGCCGCTACTTCGGACCGTCCAACGATGAGACCTGGAAGCTCATCGGCCTCACCATCATCCCCAACGCCACCTCGGCGGCCAACGACACCAACTACGCCTCCATCCGGGCGTACAAGGGCGCGTCCACGGCGGTCATGGCGGCGCGGGTCACCACCACCGCTGGCGGTGCACTCACCCAGGGCACCGCGGAGGACCTGACCCTCACCGGCGTCGGCGCCGACCTGGAGATCACCAAGGCGGCCCCGCTGTCGATCCGCGACGATCAGAGCAACGGCTCCGGTGTCATCACCGACTACATCATCACCGCCGAGTTCGAGCGGATGGGGGCCTTCTGATGGTGACCCTGCAGTACAACGGCCGCGCCAAGGGCGTGAACAAGATCCAGGCCAAGGGCATCCGCTGCAAGGGCGTGTTCCTGCCCCACGGCAAGCCCGTCAAGGGCATCGACCCCCGCATCGCCGGCGCGCTCCTGAACACCGCCCCCGAGGGCGCGATCACCGTGCTCGACGGCACCCCGGACACCAGCAAGCCCATCCCCGCGACCGCGAAAGCGGTCATGGCGAAGGAGGCCGGCTTCAAGCGGCTGTTCCCCGTCGACCCCGCCCGTGCGCTGGACTCCGTGGAGAGCATCCCGGCGAAGGTGCTGAAGCTGGGCGGTGACCTGAAGGCCGTCAAGGCCGGCAAGGTCGACAGCCACCTGGCGCCCCTGGCGCTGCTGGCGAAGCTCACCGGCGAGCTCGACGTCGCCGAGGCCTGCGCCCAGCGCGCGGACGTCGTCGCCGGTCGCGTCGCCCCCGCTGCCGACCCGGTGGTCGAGGTCCCCGCCCCCGAGGGCGCCCCCGCCAAGCCCGCCGCGTGACGCCTCGTCCGCCGGCGCTGCCGTCGCGTCGCCCTCGAGGTGTGCGTGATGCGCGGGTCCGGCTGGACGACACCCTCACCGCTGACACCCCACAGCCCCCGCCGGGCGACACCGGCGAGGGCGCCACCTCCGACCGTGAGGCCGCCCCGCCGTGTCCCTCCTCTCCGCCAGCGAAGCCCGCGAGCTGATCCCCGGTATCTCAGGGACCGGGCTCGACACGAAGCTCACCGCGCGCATCGCGGAGGCGGAGCCGCTCATCGCCACGTTCTGCGGCTGGGCGGCGCTGACGGGTGAGGCCTCCATGGACGAGGCCGACCAGACCGGCCGGGTGCTGTACTACGCCGGTTCGGCGATCCGGTACCGCGAGGGGGCCTATGTGCTGCCGCTGGGGCTGTTTCCGGTGACCGCGCTCGTGCTCCTGGAGGACACCGACGGCGACTGGAGCTACGCCACCACCGTCAGCGCCAGCGACTACGTGCTCGACCAGGCCCGCGGCGAGGTACTGTTCAAGCCCGCCGCGAGCTACACCCCCGGACGACGGGGACCGCGTCGGTTCAAGGCGACGCTGACCGCCGGCCACGCGACCGCGCCGGACGAGCTCAAGCGGCTCATCGCCGAGACGGTCAAGCACCTCCTGGGGCGGCACAAGACCGCCGGGAAGACGTCGACCTCGAGCAAGGCCGGCAGCGCGGCGCTCAAGGAGCAGGCCGAGCTGATCCCCGCGGTGGTGCGTATGGCGCTGGCGCGGCGGTACCTGCTGCCTGGCGTGATGGGGGTCAGCTGATGGCCACACTCACCCTCGACGCCTTCAGCGACGTCATGGACACCGGCAGCGACCGGCTGCAGCGCGTCCTCCGCAAGCGCCTGAGCGAGCAGGGCCGCGTCTTCAAACAGGCCGCCGCTCGCAACGCCGCAGCCCGCTTCCGGCGAGACACCGGCGCCACCGCCAGCGCCGTGAGCGCCCGGCTGCATCGCTCCCGGATGGAGCTGCTAATGGGGTTCGACACCGACAAGAGCCCCGGCGGGCTCATCCAAGACACCGGCGGCACGATCCGCCCCACCCGCGGCGAGTTCCTCTACATCCCGCAGGCCGACGGCTCCTTCCGTGTCGCCCGCGAGGTCACCATCCCCGCGACGCGCTGGCTGACAGACGCCTGGGAGACCCTGCAGCGCACCACGCCGGCCGCCCTGGAGGGCGCGCTCTCCGATGCCCTGGGTAGCACCTGATGGGTGCCATCCCCGCCGGCGAGGCGTTCACCGATGCCCTGCTCACCGCCCTCCGTGCGGTGGACGGGACCGGCGACTACTGGTTCGATCTGACCGGCGATGACCGGGTGATCGAGGCGGACACGCTGGAGCCGACGCTCGACAGCCATCAAGTCGCGCTGTGCAAGGTGGAGCTCACCAGCGTGAGCGGCGAGGTCATGGGCTACTACGGCCTCACCTGGACCTGCCTGCTGATGGGCTACGCGCCAGCGACGGCCGACACCCCGAGCAGCGCCGCCCGCCAGGCGTACCGGCTGCTCAACGACTGCACGCTCGCCGTCCAGCGCATGCGCGACAGCAGCCCCAGCATCGCCACGCTGGCGAAGGGCGACGCCATCGACGTGCGGATCACCGGCGCCACCCGCCACGGCGACAGCATCGACCAGGACCTCTACGGCGGGCTCGGCATGTTCGCGGCCACCGTCGAGATCACCGCCGAAGTCGAGGAGGGCGCGTGAGCTGGAAGCAGGACAACAACGGCACCAGCGTCAAGCCCTGGAAGCATCGCCTCGACGTCACCATCAACGCGACCGGCCAGGCCGGCACCGCGGACACCGACGGCACCCATGACGTGCAGGTGGTCCTCCCGGCGACGCTCGGGCAGCTCTGGGCGCGACTGAACGCTGTGGGTGCAGGCGGCGATGAGTTGGTGGTCACCCAGGCCGACGGCGTGACGGAGTTGGACTTCAAGCTCACCGACGCGGCCTTCACCGGCGCCGCAGCTCCGGCGACCTTCGACGTGGGCGTGCAGGTCAACGCCGTGCCGATTCGCTACGGCGGCGATGGACAGGGCCGGCTGCAGCGGATCTGCATCTACTACGGGCTCGCGGGCTACACGCCCACCCCCGCCGTCTTCACGCCGTCGACCCCCATCACCGGCACCGTGGAGCTGGGCGAGCCCCCCAGCGGCCAGCGCCGCCTCGTGATCCTGCCCTCGCCCCAGGGGCAGACGCTCACCCGTGACGTGGTGTCGAAGAACTCTCAGGAGTCCATCTTCGTCTGGCTGGACGTGACCGCCCTCCTGGGCGCCCGCGTCGGGCAGTACGCCGGATCGCTGCGGCTGGAGGAGGTGCTGGACCTCTTCAACGACGCCGAGACCAACGGGATGCGCGAGCGCACCGGGGGCAGCGACTCCACCACCATGGTGGACGTGACCCTCTGCACGGTCGCCACCATCGGCCAGCGTCAGTGGCTCAAGGTCTACGTGACCGGCGGCACCGACGCGACGGACTACGCCGTGATCGTCCCCTTCCGAACCACCGAGGGGCAGACCCTCAACGCCCGATTCCGCGTGCAAGTACGCGATGTCGACGACACCTGACAGGAGGCTCTTGTGGCCATCAACACCCCCCGCAATGGCGCTGTCGGCTTCGGCGAAGAGTCGACCCTCGGCACCGCCGTCAGCCGCGCGGTGTGGCGTCCAGCCGTCGCGCTGAACCCCTCGCTGAAGACCAACTCCAGCAACTACCAGGACCTCTACCGCAGCGGCGCGGGCTCGGCCCTGCGGCACAGCATCGACTCCCGCGAGTTCAGCGACCGGGTCGACCTGCTCGGGAGCTACACCCGCCTGGGGATGCTGTACAAGCACATGATCGGCTCGGTGGCCACGACCGGCCCCAGCGGCAGCGACTTCACCCACACGTACGACCCCGCCGCCCTGCCCACCGGGCTCACGATCGAGGGCATCCGGGGCAGCAACTCCACCAGCGAGCTCGCGGTGGGATGCCAGATCGCCGACTGGACCTTTAGCTCCAGCGTGAGCAGCCGCCGGGCGGTGTTCAGCCTGAACGTGATGGGCAAGGACTCGACGCGCCCCAGCAAGGGCACGCCCTCGTACGGCGCCACCGACGACCCGATCCTGCACCACCACCTCGGCACGGTCAGCTGGAACGGCCTCAACCCCAAGCCGTCCAGCGTCCGCATCACCGGCAACAACGGCCTCGAGCGGCAGTGGACCGACGACGTGGTCTGCGACGGCTACGTCGAGAGCGGCGACCGCGTGTACGGCGCCGTGCTGGTCATCTACGACCGCGACACCGATGCCTACTACGACGCCTGGAAGGCGCAGACCGAGTCGGATCTGGTGCTGCCCTACGCCAACGGCTCCCTGGGCTTCAGCTTCACGCTCCGCAACGCCCGGATCACCAACATCAGCGAGCCGATCCGCAGCGGCGGCGCGCTGACCCGCGAAATCACCTTCGCGCCCGTCGCCGACAGCACCGACGAGGCGCTGGAGCTGGTCGTCATCAACGAGAACAGCAGCGGCATCGCGAACTGATGAGCTACTTCGACGCCATCCAGGACACCACGCACGCCGAGGCGCAGACCGACGACGGCGCGGTGTGGCGGCTCCAGCAGCCGCGCGGGCGGGACTTCGACACCTGGCAGGGCTTGTACCTGCTGATGATCGCCCCGGCCGCCTCGAAGCTCCTGGGCACCAAGGATCAGGCGCTGCTGGATGCCCCCGAGGGACCGGAGCGCACCCAGGCGCTGGAGGCCGCCCTGGAGCGCCAGGCCGCCGAGGAGTGGGCCACCCTCTCCGACGACGAGAAGGACCGCCGGCGCGCCGTCCGTGACCAGCAGGACGCCGCGCTGGTGATCGCCTGCGTGACGCACTGCACCCCGCCGGGGAAGGACGCGCCCGAGCGGGTACGCTTCATTACCGACGACAGCCCCGACCCCGCCGAGGGCGTGCAGGCCATCCACTTCTGGCGGGTGCCTGTGAGCATCCGTCAGGCGCTCATCCGGGCGGCTCGCCGTCAGGTGAGTGGGGAGGCGCTGAGACGCCAGGTGGACTCCTTTCGATCTGGACCCAACGCAAGCAGAGGAGCTGGATGATCTGGCCCGTCGCTATGGCCGGTGGCCCCATGAAGTGCGGGACCTCACTCAAGAGGAACTGTGCTTCACCTTCGGCGTGTTCCGCGCGGGGAAGGGCGCCGATCGCGAGCGAGCGCAACGCCGACTCGGCGAGGGGGCGGACCTCGTTGTGGACGCTCGTGATGCGGGCTGACGTGAATACTCCTGCGCGCCATGAGGTAGCCTCTCGCCGTGGAGGTGAGCGTGCTGGTGCTGTTGATGCTGGGGTGCGGGGCGAGCGAGCCGACGACGGCGCCGGCCGTGGTGGAGTGCCCACCAGCGGTGGAGTGCCCGGCCGTGGACACCACACGCATGGGGGCGCTGGCCTTCAGCTTGTCTCGGTGCAGCGAGATGGGCGAGCCGATCGACTTCCCTCCAGCGAACCTCTGGGATGCCTGCGACTCCGTGTACGCCGAGGCATGCAGGACTCACGAAGGACTGCGGCAAGCGGCAGCAGCGGGCGTCACCGAGTACCTGCCATGCCGAGACGAGCCGGACTTCAAGGCGGCCTACGGCGACAGCACGAAGTAGTCCCCGCCCGCGGGGTGTCCCGTGGCTGAGACTGTTCGCTACTACATCGATCTCCAAGGAGCCGACCAGGCCGCCGACGAGCTGGGCGCCCTCGGGCGTGGTGCCGACGCCACGCGCCGCGATCTGGACGATCTGGCCGCCGCTGGTGCGCGCACCGGCCAGGAGATGGACGAGCTGAAGGACGCCTCGGGTGAGACCGACAGCGTCCTGAAGGGTCTGGCCGGCGCCATCGGCATCGTGTCCCCCGAGCTCGAAGGACTGGCATCGGCCGCGGGTGACGCCGCCGGCGGGTTCGAAGCCGTGCTCCGTGGCGGGCCCAAGCTCGCCGGTGTGCTGGGCATCATCACCGCGGCGCTGACCGCGGCGGCCTTCGCCTGGAAGGTCTACAACGACGAACTCGAAGCGGCCGAACAGAAGCAAGCGGACGCCGCAGAGCGCGCGCTGGAGGTCGCCGAGGCCCAAGCCGAGCTGCAGGAGTTCTTGGCGGGCGTGGAGCTCCGCCGGGCTGTCGCGGCTGGCGAGGTCGACGAGTCGGCCCTCATCACTGCCGCCGGCACCGCGCAGGCCGAGGCGGCGTTCATGGAGCGCAAGCTTCAGATCGAGGGCGACATCAACCGGGAGCTTGAAGCCCGGCGCGACCTGCAGAACGCGATCAACGAGGCCGCCAACGCTGGCGACACCTTTGGAACCAAGGAGCTGGAACGCCAGCGCGCTGCCCTCGACATCCGCCTGAATGGCGCCCGCGACCAGCTCGCCGGCTTGGAGCAGCAGACCATCAGCGCGGCGGTCGCCATCGCCGAGACCCTGGCGACCGGCACCAGCGGGGGTGCTCCTGTCAGCGGAGGCTCGGGCGGCGGCGATGAATGGAAAGACGGCGGCTTCCTCAACAAGATCACCAACCCCGGCGCCATCACCGGCACCAGCGTCAACGCTGGCTTCTCGGGTCTGAGCGCCAACCTCGACTTCTCGACCCCGGGCGCCTTCGAGGCGCTCATGGCCCGCACCAGCGATCAGCGTGCCGCCCTCGGCGCAGCGGGCAGTGCGGCAGGCGGTGCCCTCGGCGGCCTGGCCACCGGCAACGTGAACCCGCTGCTCTCCGTGCTTCCTGGCGGTGGCCTGCTCGGCGGTGTCGCCAATGTGGGCGCTCTCGGCGCTGACGGTGTGGGCGACCTGCTCGACACCTTCACCGAGGCGTTTACGACCGGACTGAAGGAGCTGCCCGAGATTCTGAGTGAGGTCATCCCCGAGTTTGCCGTCACGCTGGTGACCGAGCTGATCCCGGCGCTCATTGCCAGCGCCCCGGAGCTGTTCGCCTCGCTGATTGTGGGGATCGCGAAGGCCATCAAGGACACCACAACGCTGAGCGAGGGCGAGGGCTTCCTGTTCAACGGCGGCGGGACTCTCGACAAAGCCTTCGGGGGCAACGCCGCCGGCGAAGACTTGGACCCCGCCTTTATCCAGAACCTGGAGGACCGCATCAATGGCCGCTCCAGCGCCCGGCGCTCCAGCAGCATCACCCGCCCCCAGGCGCCCATCCGGGGCGGCAGCGGGCAGGCGCCGATCAACGTCATCCTCGGCGGTGAGCTCGGCACGCTCATCGACCGGATCGACATCGAGCAGGGCCCCAACGGCAGCCGCCCCAGGAGTACGTGATGGGCGCCCCGCGCTTCTACTACTACCCTCTGAGCGGTGGCGTGCTGAAGACGATCAGCTTCAGCGCCCTCACCAGCAACGTCACCGACTTCGACGACGACCCCGTGATCGTCGGCGATAGCGCTGTGACGCAGACCGGGCGGGACTACACGGTGGTGCAGCGCAGCGCGCCGAGGGTGCGGATCTACTTCCGCCGCCTGAAGCGGTACACCGACACCGGCGCCCTGGTGGAGCGCCAGCTCCGGGGGTTCATCGATCACCTGCGCCGAGGCGGCGTGTGCGCCTTCACTATGGACACCGACAAGGCATGGGCGGCGTTCGCGCAGGGTCCGGTCAACCAGGGTGACACCTACATCGACACCCACGGGGACATGTTCGGCGGGGCCTTCGAGTCCTCGCCGGCGCCGGCGTCGGGTGACGAGGTGTGGATCCAGGGCGGCTACCCCGAGCGCCGCCGTGAGCTGATGAAGGTCACCGCCTGGATCGCCGGGTCGCAGCGCGTCACCCTCGGCGCAGACGTGAGCATCGAGACGATCGCCCCGACGCTGGTGCACACCCGCGACTTCTGGCCGGTGATGGTGTTGCCCGCCGAGCTGCGCGGTCAGAAGCTGCTCACCGTCGAGCGCGGGCGACACTTCACGCTCGACATGACGCTGGAGCTGGACACCGGGCGCGTGGACACGCTGGGCGCCGGCGCCGCAGCCGGCGGGCAGGAGTTCGGCGGTGAGTCGCAGGGCTCGTCCCTGGACCTGGAGAGCATCCCCGGCAACGACCGCACCGACATGACCCGCTTTGGGGGTCGCTGATGACATGGAGCGGTGCCTTTACGGCGTGGCTGGACAGCAGCGAGACGCTGTATCCGCGCTACCTGCTGGAGATCGAGACGATCGCCGGCGGGCCTGGTGGGTCGGGCACCGTTGCGGAGGAGATCCTCGCCGCGGAGTCGCCCAGCTTTCATGCGCAGACCGTCAACCCGCGGACCTGGGAGCCCACCGTCGGCGCGTTCAGCATCGACGTGATCACCGACAACATCGAGGGCCTCATGGAGACGGCGCGGCGGGGCTCGCCGGTGTCGCTGAAGATGGGGCGCGGCGGCTGGGACTACAGCGCGTTCGAGCGCATCGCCGTCGGGCGCATCACCAACATCAGCGCGAGCAACCTGCCGGGCAACCGCTACCGGGTGAGCTGCGCGGACCTCTTCAGCCTGCCCACGCGCTTCGACCGGACCACCTCGGACCCGCAGTTGTTCGGCGGCGGGCTCCCTGTGGGCGAGACCACCACGCTCACGGCGCCCTACGACTCGGTCACGCCCGACACCACGATCAGCCTCGCCAGCACCGCAGCACTCGACCGCCCCACAGGGGGCTCCTACCTCGTGCTGGTGACGCCCTCGGGCGGCGGCGCCCCCTTCTACCTCGTGGGCTCCTCGAAGGGCGCCAGCAGCATGACGATCGACACCCCCGGGGCCGATCGGTACGGCACCGTGCGCGTCGATGCGGCCAGCGGTAGTACCGTGACCTTCCTGGCGCTGCTCCGCGGGCACCCGCTGGACCTGGTCCGTCAGATCTTCACCTCCACCGGCGGCGGCTCCAACGGCACCTATGACGTGCTGCCTGAGGCGTGGGGGCTCGCCCTGCCGGATATGCTGATCGACCACATCGAGATCAGCCGGCACCGCGCCAAGGTCAACTTCCCCTCGAGCACGTACGAGTGGAGTCTCATCGTCAGCACGCCGATGGTGTCCGGCTTCGCGCAGGTGCGGGCCATGCTCGCCGAGGCGGGCCTCTTCATGGTCATCCATGAGGGGCAGGTGGCCATCCGGGCGGCACAGAACCCCCGCGAGGCGGGAACCGGGCCGTTCTGGACGATCACCCCGGAGAACGTCGACAGCACCCGGCCGGTGGGCTGGGAAGCCTGGGACGCCCAAGTGCCGCACGAGCAGTCCACCGTCGTCGTCAACGGGCCCACCAACGCCGATGGGACCCTCACCGCCACGGAGCAGGCCGGCGGCAGCGCCAACATCGCGACCGCACCCGCCTACCCGGGCAGTCTGTACCCGCGGACCCTGAGCCATGCGTGGCACCTGACGAGCTCGGTGTGCTCGGAGTGTGCCGACCGGATCTACCCGTGGTTCGTGACGGTCCCTGAGCGGTTCACCATCCCCATGGCGGGCCTGATCCATCACCGGCTCACGCCCGGCACCATCGTCACCGTGACGCTGCCCCGGCTCTACAGCCGCGACGCCGGCGGCAGTCTGTTCCAGCGCACCGGCATGGTCGTGCGTCAGGCGCCGGACTGGACCCGCGGCCCGGTGGTCGACGTCTGCCTCCTCCCCAATTCGTCCACCAGCCCCCAGGGCTGAGGAGTCCCCCATGCGTACCCACCGCAAAGCCCTCACCTCCGGCCAGGTCAGCGCCTTCGCCAGCGCCCCCAGCGGCAGCGACAGCGCCGTCGCCGTCGCCAACGCTGACGAGATCGTCCACTGGGCCCTCGACGGCGTCACCACCGTGAAGTTCTGGACGAGCTACGACAGCGGCACCACTTGGCTCGCCGGCACCACCACCAGCAGCAGCGACGGCGAGGTTCTCGACCAAGCGGCCCGCGGCACCCACGTCCAGATCGAGGTCGTCACCGGCACCTTGACCGCGGGCTGGTACGAGCGCCACCGCAGCCCCGGGAGGGCGTGATGCTGCGCGCACCCACGATGCGCGGTGACGGGATCGGCTCGCTCCCCGCGGGTGGTGGTGACGCCGCTACCGCTCTCGCCGCCGCCCTCGGTGGTGACGCCGCTGACTACCTGATCGGCGCTGCTCACATCTGGCGGCAGAAGCTGCACGTCGACTTCACCGGCCTGCCCAACAAGGACATCCTGTCTGACGCGACCCACGACATCGGCGCGGACGCTGATCTGGTCGTCACCGACAGCGCGGTGTTCGATTCGATCGACATCACCAACGGCGTGGGACTCGTCGCGGTCGCCAGCGCGAGCGGCACGGCTGTGCGGCTGGCCTTCGACCTGGACGCGCTCACCGTGCCGGTCAACCCCAAGCGGGAACTACGCCTCGTCTGGGTGTTCACGATCGTCGGCGGACAGGTCGGCGATCGGGTGATGCCGATGCTCGTGGACTCCGCAACCGCCACCTACACGGTCGCGATCATGGGCGGCGTCAAGTGGACGGGCGGCACTGACAGAAAGCTGCGCTACCAGCTGTATACAGGCGGCTGGAATCAGGGCGACGGCGCTGTGCTGTCCTCGCTGGACGGGCAGACCTACAGGCTGGAGCTGAACGTCCGCGACTGGCACGCGAAGCTCTACGCGGACGTGGCGACGGGGCTCGCCGAGGACCCCGAAGACGGCACGTTTCATCGTTCGATGAACACCGGGGAGGCCGCTGTTGACACCGTGGAGGCCGACCCGTGGTCGGCTGGCCGCTTCGCCCGGATCGACATCATCCCGTCGGGCGCAACGGAATGCACCGTCACCGTCACCGACTGCTACGTCTTGGAGGCGCTGTGATCTTCGGCCCTGCTGACTATCCCCCCCTCGCCGCCGCCGTCGCCCGCCTGGCCGAGCTCGGCGTCACCATCCCCGAGGGCGCGCTGGTGTGCGTCGAGGATGGGGTCATCACCCTCCACGACGGCACCGGCGCCTACGAGAGCGACCCTGGACCGGAGATCGGTGAGGCCGTACTCCTGGAGGACCCGTCATGAGGCCGGTCCTCGCCTACGGCGCCCGCGGCGCCCCTGTCCAGCAGCTCCAGCGCCTCCTCGGCCTGAAGCCCGACGGCCTCTTCGGTCCCGGCACCCGCGCTGCCGTCCAGGCCTACCAGCGGCGCCTGGGGGTGACCCCGGACGGCGTCGTGGGCCCGGACACCTGGGCCGTGCTCGAGGGCAGCATTCCCGAGACCTGGGCCGCGGCGAGCTGGGGCGCCGCTCGCGCTCCCTTCGTGCTGCGTCTGCCCCCGGGCTGGCAGGTCACCAGCGGCTTCGGCCCCCGGGGCACCCCACCGCAGGACCACGGCGGCATCGACCTGGCCGGCGCGGGCTGGGAGACCGAGCCCCCGCTGTTCCTGGCGCCCTGTGCTGGTGAGGTGGTGGCGTCCAACGCCGGGGACCCCTGGGGCGGCGGCTATGGCTTCTGGATGCTGCTCAGGGAGCCGGGCGGGCTGGAGTTCTTCGCCGGCCATCTCTCCGAGGTCTACGTGGGCGACGGGCGGGTCCAGGAGGGGCAACCGCTGGGACGCTTCGGCAACACCGGGCACAGCTACGGCGTGCACCTCCACGCGGAGACCCGACGCGGTGGGGAGGCCTTTGACCCCGAGAGTGTGCTGCGCGTCGAGGACCTCCTCCACGGACAGCGGGGCGCGGCGTGAGCGGCCCCTCTGCCGGTGACCGCTTCGGCCCCGACGGCGTGACTGAGGAGCAGGTCCTCGTCGACGCCCTGGAGTGGGAGGCGCTGCGGGGGGTCGTCACCGATCTGCGTGACGAGGTGGGCCAGCTCAGGGCCGTCCCCGTCAGGGCCAGCCAGCGCAAGGTCGTCGTCGCCTGTGTGGCGCTGGTGTCCTCGGCGGTCGTCTCGATCGTGCTGGTGACCCTCGGCGACGCCGACGCCGGCGCGGTGATGACGAGCTACGGCGCCATCGTCTCCGCGGCCCTGGCGGTGTTCGCTGCTGGCAACGCCGCCGAGCACGCCACTCGGGCCAACGCGCGCCAAGCGCCCTACAGTCCACCGCCGCCGAGCTGGAGGCCCCGGTGAGACGCCTGCTCCTCCACACCATCGAGGCCAGCCTCTTCCTCACCGTCGCCGTCGGCGCTGGACTCATCGTCGGCGCCGGGCTGACGTGGCTCACCCTGGCCTCGCTCGCCGAGGAGCTCTGATGAGACTCCCGCTGCCCTGGCCCGCGCTCGCGGACGCCACCCGGCGCTGGGGCCCCGCCCTCGCCGGCGCCTCGCTGATCGTGGTGGGCGTCGCCGCCGAGCTGGCCGTGCTGCCAATCGGGGCGGCCCTGCTGATGCTGACCCTCCTGCTGGGCCCGCCCCGCCCGCTCGTGCCCCAGCCGCCAGGGGTCGTCGCTGTCGCCGACGACGAGCCGACCATCGACGAGCGCCGCATCGCCGCCGAGCTCCGCTCTCTCCGTGAGCAGCTGGATGCCTGAGCGCACTCTGCACGTCTTGCTGGTAGACGACGACCCCGCCGACCGGCTCCACCTGCGGCAGCTGCTGGTCGCCAGCGGTGACACCGTGGATGATGCGCGCGACACCACCGAGGCGATCGAGGCCCTCCGGGGCCGCCGCTACGACGCCGTGCTGCTGGACCGCAACCTGCTCGACGGCCTGGACAGCGCCGCCTGCCTCACGCAGATCGTCTCCCTCGCTGGCGGCGCCCCCGTGCTGCTGGTGAGCGGTGCGATGTCTACCCATGACGCCCTCGCTGCTGTGGAGCTGGGCGCGGCGCGGGCGTACCTCAAGAGCGCCCACGGGCCCGCAGCGCTACCGCTGGGGGCAGAGCTCCGACAGCTCATTGACGCGCGCTACCAGGGCGAGCGTGCGGCGCTGTGGCGCGAGGTCCAGGAGCTGCAGACATCAATCGCCGGTCAGTCAGCGGTGGAGACGGCGAGCTGGTGGACGACACTGACGGGCAAGGAGCGCGGCGCGGTGATCGGCACCGTCGCTGCGGGGATGGGCGCGACCGCTCAGGCCGTCGCCGAGGTGCTCCAGGCGTGGCTTGCTCAGGCTGGGTAGGGCTGGGGCGGCGGCGAACAGGGCGATGCTATGGCGTCTTCGGTGGACTCATCACCTTGGAGCCCTTCCTTTTCTTTGACGGCTTGGGGGGCGGATGAGTCACAAGCAGCGCCTTGGCGGGCAGGTAGTGGTCGGGCTCCACAACCGCCATAGCCACCCCCGCGTCTGCGAACATCCGCCTAAATTCAGCGACGTTGTAAGTACAAAATGCCGCCACTCCTTTGTGCTCAGCGGCGCAGGCAGCAATCAGCGCATCGATCTTCAAACACACCCGGCAGGTCGGCCCGCCACAGCGTGGGCACGATTTTGCGCCCTTGCGGCGGGCGATGCTTTTGTTGATGAACCCTGCCGAGGTGACTGCAGCCCCTCTATTGAACTCCAGATACTCAAACGCTGGAGGCCCCAGTGTGCTGGCCATCTCTTGGCGCCGGGGCTGCCTGACCAGTGCTTCAGCCAAAGCCGGTGCCGGGAGCCCGAAGATCAGTGACTTGCCGCCCAACGCCATGAACGCCTGAACATCTGGGTATCGAGACTTATCGGGCTCCCTCTTCGGAGCCGGATTCAGCATCAACAGCAACACCGATGTGTCCAGCGCTATCAGATTCACCCCCATCTCTCCTGCATGAGGTCATCCTCGAGGAAATCGTCCGGAACAGGCTCCATCAGCCTGGCCAGTTCCGCCTGAATTTCTTGGATCGAACGATGTGGCAGCTCTCGCCCTTCGCCCAAGATCTGACACCGAAACACCGCCCCTGTACGCACATCAATAAAGCGCCGCACGGGAAGCTCGACGGTCTTGTAGAGACAAGTTGCAAGCTTTCCCGCAACCGCCTGGGTAGCCTCGCACTTGATTGACCTTGCGCCCGTTGGTTTGATGTGCACGCGCGGCTTCTCACCCCCGACAAGACGAACCTTCCCAACAAGGAGTCCTCGCTCCACGATCTCCCAGGCCGCCTTGTTGGGCTCCGGGACGACGACGGGCTTTACTGCACGCTGACCGATCGCCAATGTGGCACTTCGCTTGCCGAGGTAATCGTAGATCGGCTGGACGCCAGTGCGCTCCCTGCGAAGCCACGAGCGTGTAGGGCCGCGCCGGAATCGGTAGAGGGCAGCCCGCGACTCCGGGGGCACCAGCGTTCTCAGTTCGACACTGCCCGATTTGACGGCGATGGGGAGCACGTCCTTGACCAGTGGACCGCCCTCCATGGACTCTATCGATTCTGTAAGAACGTCGACAAACTCACGGAGCTGTGGCCAACCGAAGGTGTCGGTGCTGAGCCCCTCAGCGTCGAGCTTGAACTTGATGGGTATGCGCCCAGACATTGAGACTCCTCCCTACCACAACGCAGGCATCCAAGTCCATCTTACCTGGGCGCTGAGCCTCTCTGATAGCCCCAACAAGAGGCCCGGTCATACAATGGCAAGCCGCTTGTAGGGGGACGTTTTCTGGCACCATGGCGCTCTCCTCGATCGCCTGAACCATACCCAAGAGCCGCGAGGATATGCGCCTCAGGTCGGTGCCACCCCATCCGTAGAGAGCATGTCGGGCTCGCGCTGCTTCGGGGGGGAAAGCTGGAACAGCGCGAGCCTGGCCCATCTCCCCAGGCGTCATCGCTTCGGCGCCTACCCCAGCGCCACAGCCAGCCCCGCCGCCAGCGTGTCCACGGCATCACCCCACACGCCCGAGCGTCCCTTGTCCCAGGTCAGGCACCAGCCCGCCTGACGCTCTCCACCGGCGAGCGTGGGCACCCTGACGCTGGCGTGAGCGATCACCCGATGTCGGGGCCCTTCGAGCACCAGGTGGTCGGGCCGGGCGATGACGTCCACATCCCCGGGGACGAGGTCGACGAGGTGGCGTTGGAGCTGGGCGAGCGTCATCTCCACGATCTACCCCGCATCGCTCGGCACGGCGACTGCCCCCGATGGGGCACGGGTGGGGCAGTCCAACGCGGCTCAGTACGGTTCAGCGCGGCTGGGTGCGCTGAACCAGTACGTCTACAGCGCGATCACAGAGCTATCCACGCTAAATTACAGTGTAGATGTACTGTAGTTTAGATGGAGAAGCCTATTCTATTGTAGGTAGTTACAGGTCTGTTGTTTAGTTCATGGGGCACATGTGGGGCTTTGCTGCAGCTGAAGGACAGTTCGGGCGTCGCGTGGGGGGATCAGCACCACTGCCGCGGCCATGGGTTCCCACAAGGCCCGCTCGAGCTGCACGTAGTGCTTCGAGGCCACACCCTCGGGGCGGTGCCCCACCAGCCAGCGCACGCCCTCCCAGCTGGCGCCGGCGGTGAGCAGCTCCGTCTGGAAGCATCGCCGGAACGCCTTCGCGGGCTGCCCCTTCCAGTACTTCTCGGGCACCTCGGACGCGCGCCAGCCCTGGCGGAGAACGTGGGCGCTGGTCGCCCGGTAGTGCCGGCCGAGCTGGTCGCCGGCGCGGACGCCAGCGGGTGGATCCAGCAGCCAGCGTGACCTGGCGCGCGTCGGCCAGCCCGCGAGCTCGCCGGCGAAGTGCTCGGAGATGGGGATGCGCCGCTCGCCGCGGCGGGCCTTCGTGGTCTCGGCGCGGATCGTCATCGTGCACGCGTCGAGGTCCAGGTCGGTCCACTCCAAAAGGATGGCCTCCTGCAGCCGCAGGCCGGTGAAGCGGAGGATGGTCGCCAGCCGCCAGGCCCAGTCCTTCCGCGGCATGTGCTCGACGCAGGCGTCGGCCTGCGCCCAGCTCGCCGCGGTGATCATCCGCGGCGGCTCCGCGCGCAGCTCCAGCTTGTCGGGCGGCATGGACAGCCAGCGCTGCAGGTCGGGCTGTCGGTACATCCAGCGCCACGCCAGCAACAGGTTCCGAGCGCGCCCCAGGGCGGTGGAGCGAGCGAGCCCACAGGCCTGGAGCCACGACACACAGGCGAAGATGTTCTCCTCATTCAGGTCGCTCAGCGGCACCGTGGACGGGTCGGGCCCCAGCGGGGCAGGGGGCGTGCGCTTCCCTCGGGTGGCGCCGCCGCGTGGCCCCGACGGCTTGGGCCAGCCCGCACGGAAGCGGAGGAAGGCGACGAGGGCCAACTCGTAGTGATCGATCGTGGCCGGCGCCAGCGTCGCGGCCCGCGTCGTCAGGAACCGGTCTCCGGCGTCTGCGAGCCCTGGGCACGTTGGGCGAGCGACAGGCGGCGCCCACCGCCCTTGGACGGCGACCGCTTCTTCGATTTTGACCTTGAGCCGCTCCGCGGTTCGGAGGTCAGGTGCGTGACGTTGCTGTCGCCCCCCATCCTGTCGCCAGCAGACGCGGTATCCCCGCTTCTTCTTCTCGATCCACGCCATTCTTCAACCTCCTGGAGCCACGCCCACAGCTGGGGCAGGGCAGGGTACCACCGCCTCATGGGGCGCTTCTCGCCCAGGTCGACCCACGGCCGGGCGGCCTTGTCGGGGGTGTCATGGATGAGCTCGCGGAGCTTCGTCTCGCCGACGCCCAGCAGCGTGGCGACGGCTTCGTCGTCGAGGAGCTTGACGGCGACGGTCATGGTTCAGCCCTCCTCAGGTCGTGCCCACTCGGGCAGCAGGTCAGCGTCCAGCGTCACCGGGTACAGTCCCAGGCGTCCCTTCACCGGCACCGGCTCGGCCAGCCACGCCGCGCAGCTCAGGAAGGCCAGCCACCGCCCAACGGGATCACCAAAGCAGGCCTCACGCTGCAACATGGCGATCGCGGTCTCCCCGCAGAACATGGCCAGAGTCAGCGCCGTGAGCGTGTCCTGCCAGTAGGGGTATTCGTTCATGGGCACAACCGGCTTGCCGACCGCCTGGACGTACACCACGCCCAGCACCACCCCACGGGGGTATCGCTCCCACCCATCGGGCTGCTGCCAGTCGTAGCGGTCACGACCCCACTCATCCAGCGCCGCCCCCTTACCCTGACTCGCGGCGATCAGCAGCGGACCGCGGTGCTTTGAGAGGACACCAGATGTCCGGGTCTCGATGGTCTTGACGCCAGCCACGACGAGGGACGCGTAGGGCTGGCGCAGGGAGAGGCACTTCAGGGTGATGGTCATCGTCTCAGCCCTCCTCGGGACCGCTGGGGAGCGGCATCCAGTGGGTGTAGGTGATGCCGATTTCCTTGCTCATCCGGTGGACCGCGGAGTTCCACGTCTGCATCGAGACGCACCCCTTCGTCCCAGGCGAGACAGCCCAGACGATCACGGCGTCACCCTCGGTGGGCGCGCTCTCGCCCTCCACGGGCCTCCAGCCGTGCGGCCCCTGGTGCTCCATCTCGCAGACGGCGTACCCGTTGATGTCGTTCTGGACGAGGGCCAGGACCGCCGCGTCGTCATCGAGGCCGGCGCCGGACATATCGTGCACCTCCTCGCGGAAGGCCCGGAGGCGCACCACCTCGTCGAAGAGGGCGCAGGCGTCGACCGTGGCCGGGTCCGCCGGGCCCTGCGTCGTGCGCGCCATGAGGCGGTCGCGGATCTGTGTCAGCCGTTCGTTGTCCATGGTCCTCTCTCAGAAGGGCGCCGAAGCGCTGGTCAGGGGGTGCTCAAAGTCGCCGGTGTCGTCGCAGTCGCCGTCGACCTTCCAGGCCGGACCCTCGCTCCAGGTCGGCGGGTAGCCACTGTCGAGCTCTCCGGTGTGGTCGACGGGGTTGTTGTCGTGGGCGCGGTGGTAGCCGTCACCGTGGACGCCGAGGTCGTCGTCGTCGCAGTCGTTGTCGTGCTGGATGCGGACAGGGCCGCCGTAGCCGAGATCGATGACGTCGTGGCCGTCGTCGCAGTCTGTGGGCAGGTCCAGCCCCCACATCCAGCCGCCAGGCGCGAAGGGGTCGTCAGCCCTGTCGTCGCAGTCATCGCCCACCGGCGCGTGTTGGCGCAGCACAGACGCCAGCGCATCGAACCGCTCGCAGCCCGGCTCGTGCTCAGGGACACGACCGTAGAAGTCCGGGGGCTCTCCGCACGCCAACACGGTGTACTCGTACATGCAGCCCGCGCAGTCGTTGCCGTCGCAGTCGGTGATCACTTCGCCGCCCTCCGCTCAGTCCACAGGTCCGCGCCCAGCTCGGCGACGGCGGCGGCCTGGACCTGCTCCAGCCGACCGTCGAGCAGCTCCAGGGCGTGCCCTCGGGCGTCCGGCCAGCCGATGCCGGCCACCGCCGCCAGCAGCAGTCCGCGGCGGTCCTGCTGCGGCAGCTGGAGCACCGGGTCGCCCGCGTCGCGCAGGGCCAGGAGGTCCCGCACCTCGGCCAGCAGGCCGCCCCAGGTCTCCTCGCCCTCGATGCCGAGGACGCGCGCCAGAGCCTTGGTGTGGGTGTCCACCGCTGCCCGCCTGTGCTCCTGGCTGCGGAGCTGGAGATTTTCCAGCATGTCCATCGCGGCGGCGGTGGTCTGCCCGGCGGCGCGGCTGGGCGGGCTGGCGCTGGGGTCGTCCAGGCTGTCGAGCAGCTGACTGATGCCGGCGAGGTCGGCGGTGCGCTCGCGGACGGTATCGATCACCGTGTGCCAGTCGGGCGGGGTCGGCTCGGTCTCCAGCCCGGCCCCAGCAGCGACCTCGTGCCACAGCTGGTTCCGTTCCGCTTCCAGCTCAGCAATGCGCGCCTCCAGGGCGGCAGTGTCGGGGGTTGGCGCTTTCGCCAACCTCGGCTTGGCGCGACGCTTCCGACGCTTGCCGATGCCCACCAGATCGATCACCTCGTACTTCCGGGCGCTGTTCTCATGGGCCTTGCAGAGCCCGCTCCCTCGACGCTCCCGAGGGCAGTCCTTCAGGATGCACTGGTCCTCTCGCCAGGCGCTCCGCGGCGGACGGATGAGCGCGCCCCGGCGACGCTTTGTGCTGCCTGCGCGAAAGGTGATCACCAGGCGTCCGTCGTGGTCGGCGGGGTCGCCGTCAACGTGGTAGTCGGCGGCGCTGGCGTCGACGGCCTGCTCGGCGGGGGTGCGGTTGTCCATGTTGGGCTCCAGGGCGATGAGGGGGAGGTCGGTGACGGTGAGGCGCAGGCGGCGCAGGGTCCGGGCGTGGCCCTCGCAGGCACCGCGATCAGCGGCAGGGCGATGACAGGCGGTGCCGTCGCCGTAGAGGACAGGACAGCGGCCGGCGGGGGCGTCCCAACGCTGCCGGGTCTTCGTGAGTGCGCGACCGTTCCAGGAGACCGGCGCCGGCGGGGGTGCGTCTGTCAGCCACCCGGTGATCCGCTGGATGGCCTGCTGCTCCAGCTGGCGGACGCGCTCCCGGGACAGCGACAGCGGCGCGGCGATCGCGGCGAGCGAGAGCCCTTGGAGGCGGCCCTCGAGCACGGCACGCTCTCTCTCAGGCAGGCGTTCGATCAAGGCGCGGACCCGGGCGCGCTGACGGGTGTCGTCCAGCAGCTCGTCGAGCGGCCGGGCGCCGGCGGGCAGCAGGTCGCGGCCGGTGGTGTCGGTGCCGTCGTAGAGGGGCTTGTCCAAGCGGACGGCGGTGCTACGGGCGTTCAGGATGGCCTGCAACCCCTCGGCGCTGTGGCCGGTGGCCTCGGCGGCGTCGTCCAGGGTGCCGCCCTCGGCGAGCACGCGACGGGTGACGTGGTGGAGGTGGGCGTGACCTTGCGGGGTGTCCACCGCATCGCCGCGGTTCTCGGGGGCGCGGCCGATCGCGCCCTTCAGGTGCCAGCTTGCCCAGGTCATCAATCCTGCGCGCTCGGGGTCCCATGTGTGGGCCCGCTCCACCAGATGGGCGAGCGCGTGCTGGGTCAGATCGTCGGCCTGGTCGTTGTCACCACGGGAAACCCGCCACGCCCTCTTCCGGGCGTAGTCGGCCACCGCCAGCGCCAGCCGCCAGCGGGCCGCCAGCGCGGCGTCGGTGTCACCCCGGGCCTCGGCCTCGGCGAGCTCGCCGGCGACGGCCTTCGCGGCGTCGAAGGTCAGGCGGTGAGCGGTCATCGCGGCGCCCTCGGCAGCACGCGCAGGTCCAGGATGTCGACGCCCTCCCGGGCGAGCAGGGACTGGTGGCTGCGGCAGACGCCTGCGTTCTTGCCGGTCTTCGACGCCTTGCGCGGACACTGGCCCCGGTACGCGCGGGCGTTCGGGTCGTAGAGGTGACAGCGGCCGGCGTCGACGTCGCGGTTCCATCGCAGCCCGGCAAGGCGCTGCTGGACCTTGAGGCGCAGGCTGCGCCGGGCGCGCTCGGCAGGGCTCAGGGCGTGGTCGTAGGTGGTCACGCTGCGCTTCTCCTCGAGGACGGACAGGCCGCCAGCCAGTCGGCGCGGAACTGCGCGGGGCTGCGATCGCCCCGGCGGGTGTCGGTGGTGGGGTCGTGGATCTCGGGGACGGCGCCCTCGGCGAGACGCTCCAGGAAGACGAGGCGCTTCTCCCAGCTCCAAGCCGACGGCGACGGCAGCCCGCGGCACAGGCACCACGCACAGACGATGCTGTAGTCCGGTACCAGCTGCCCGAGGTGGCTCATGAAGCCCCGACGGGTCGCGGCGTAGTGCTCGTCGGCCTTGGCGCTGCGGACGCTCCAGACGGGGTCCTGGGCGCGGTGGCGGGTGGCCTTCTGTGCGGGCGTCTCGGCCTTGCGGCGGCGCTGGTACGCGGCGGCCTCGTCCTCGAGGAAGGCGCGGGGGATACGAGCGCGCATCAGAACAGCGCCTCTTCCGTCTCGGCGCGCTGGGCGTCGTACCAGACCGTGAACCGCTCGCGGCCCACCGCGTCGCCATCGAGGATCCACGCCCGAGCCTTGCGCCGGGCGTCGTCGCTGTCGCTGGCGTCGAGATTGCGCCCCAGCGTGACCAGCCACGCCTTGAGCGGCGTCGCGCTCTCCAGCTGGAGCGCCTCGGCGATCTCCTCGTAGAAGGCATCGGGGCCGTAGTCCCCGTCGGGCGTGGGGGCGTCCTCCTGCCCGGCCTCGTCGGCGGCGCGGTTCTGTTCCGTGCGCCAGGTGCGCCAGCGCAGGAGCCGCTCGCGGCCGGCGCTGCTGCTCAGGTACTCGACCGCCCGGTGGCGCCCCTGGTCCGTGAGCGCGCTCAGGGGCTGCTCCTTGGCATCCTCGGCGAACTGGTCCAGCTCATCCATCGTGAGGCTGCTCGACTCGAACAGCGCCTCGTAGGCGGCTTCGGCGGTGAGGCCGGGCTCCCGCTTCTTCGCGGCGACGCGGTGGTCCGTCTCCCGCCCGGAGAGCCAGTCGGCCAGCTCCTCGGCGCTGGCGTAGCTGTCACCGATGAAGCCTGCGGCGGCCAGGGCACGCCCGGTGGCGGTCGTCTCGACCTTCTCCAGCGCCTTGTCCTGGTTGGCCTTGCCGCCGGCGAGCTGGGCGTGGCCGGTAGCGACCACGCGCCCCTGGGGGTCGGTGATGGTGGCCCGCATGCGAATCAGCCCCGGCTCGACGGCGAGCAGTTCGTGGGAGATGCCCCAGCCATCCTTCGTGGGGTGCTGCTGGCGGAACAGGGTGATCCGCAGCGGCACGGTCATGTACTCTTTGCCGTGCATGTTGAGCACGCCAGCGGTGTCGGTCTGTGTGACGGCCATGACTCTCTCTCTCGTCTGTGTGTAGTGAAAGGGTGCCGGCCCTGGTGGGAGCCTCTAAGAGCGTGAGGAGTGCGAACATCCACGCCAGGGCCGGCGGAGGTTAGAAGCCGTTGCCGTCGCCGGTGCCGTCGCCGTCGCCGGTGCCGTCGCCGTCGCCGTAGTCGCCGTAGTCGCCGTCGCCGTAGCCGTAGCCGTAGCCGTAGCCGTAGCCGTTGCCGATGCTGATGCCGTAGCCGATGCTGATGCCGTAGCCGTCGCCGGTGCCGTCGCCGTCGCCGTAGCCGTCGCCGTCGCCGTAGCCGTCGCCGGTGCCGTCGCCGGTGCCGTCGCCGTAGCCGTAGCCGTAGCCGTAGCCGTTGCCGATGCCGTAGCCGTAGCCGATGCTGATGCCGTAGCCGATGCTGATGCCGTAGCCGTCGCCGTCGCCGTCGCCGTAGCCGTAGCCGTAGCCGTCGCCGTCGAGCCTGACAGTAGCGCGCAGCCACGCCATCTCGTCGCCGCCAAGGTCCATCGCCAGCGCCTCAGACACCGGCACGGCGACCCGGCCGTCCGCCCAGCGCGCCCATGCGCCCCAGGCCCCGTCGTGACATGCCCCTGCGGCGACCAGATCGCCCACAGTGATAGCCGTCAGCGGGAGCATCACAGCTGCGCCCACTCGGCGGCTGCGGTCTCGCTCAGATCCCACACCCCGGTGATGGGGCCCATCACCGTGGCCCGCCCACAGGCAGGGCCCACCTTGCAGCCCTCGGGGCCGTTGGCGGCGATGCCGAGAAAGCCCTGGCCGCTCCTGAAATTGATGACGTTGCGCACGTCGGTGATGACGATCTTATCGGTGGGCTCCTGCCCAGCGTCCTCGGTGATGTGACCGACGAAGATGCCCTTGTAGCTGGTAGTGATCATGACGAGTCGCATGTTTGCTCCGTGCCGCACAGTCGCGGCGTTGTGGTTGTGGATGAAAAGAATCAGCGGAGGTGAAGGCCCAGCGGGTCCCAGGGGTCACCGCGCAGCTCGCGCTCACCGCAGCCGACGAGGACAGCCAGGGCGCAGGCCGCGCAGATGGCGATGAGCATCAGCTTGTGTCGCATCAGGGACTCCGCAGATAGGAGGTGTCGGGCGGGGTGTGCGGCCCGCAGCCCCGGACGACGCCGATGAACAGCGCGGCCAGGACGAAGCACAGCAGCAGCATCTCGGCCGGGGCGGGCTCGGGGACACGTGGGTTCACAGCGGCCCCCAGGTCGCCGCCTCGGCAGCGGCCAGCCCCAGCACCAGGCCGAGGCCGCCGAAGCCCAAGGCGACGACGAGGTAGGGGCCGACGCTGAGCAGCAGCGACACGGGGCCGGCGAGACGGCCGAGGGAGGGCGCGGTCATCCCCACACCTCCAGCGCTGCGTCCTGGGCGGCCGCCTGGGCGGTGTCCAGGTCAGCGGCGACACCCCGAGTGGGGCCGTCGGTCAGGTACCAGTGGTAGCGGCCGCCGCGCACCTCGATGCGGGCGATAGCCGTCCACTGTGCGTGCACGTAGAGCAGCCACGCGGGGCCGTCGGTGACCCACCGGAGCCCCCTCACGATGCCATCCGGCGGGCGGCCGTGGAGGTGCGGCGAGCCTCCCGGGCACCCTGCGAGCGGCTGTAGTTGCCGGGGGCGGTGGGTCGGATGAGCGCCACGAGCGTCGGGTGGAGGGGCTGGCCGACGTGGTCCACGAACAAGAAGCGGGCGTTGCGCTGGGCCCAGCGCCAGAGGTAGCGGCTGTACCGCTGCTCGATCTCGATGCGGCTGGCATCGGTCTTGGCCCAGGTGCGGCGACGGGCGAGGCCCGTGGTGTGGTTGGCGGCCCCGGCGGGGTTCAGCTCGGCCCACAGGGCGGTGACCCGGTCGCGCCACTGCGCGGCCAGGAAGACCAGCGTGAGGGCGTCCTGGAACCCCTCGGCGAGCGACGGGTAGGCGCGCATGGCGCCGGCGAGGCGCTCGGCGTGGAGGCGCAGGTCGAAGGGCAGCGCGGCGATGCGGGCGTCGTTGGTGGCGACGATCGCGGCCAGCTCGGCGTCGAGTTCGGCAGGGCTGCTGCCCTCGCGGTCCTCGTCCTCGGTGGGGCGGGCGCCGGGCTCGGGGGTGTAGCCCGCGTTGCTGTTGTGACAGTGACCGTCCGGGTGATCCCAGGCGGCGCGGCCGCAGCCGCCGCAGGGGGGCTCGTTGTCGCAGGCGCAGTCGTCGAAGCCGCAGGCGCCGCAGTGGTTGGGCGAGTCGGCCCAGGCGAGGCCGAGGGCGGACCAGCCTTCGGTGCTGATGCCCTGCAGGGGCTGCTGACAGCAGGCGTCAGCAGGAAGCCGGCTTGACTCGGCTGTCGTACTGGGCTTATGTTCAGTGCATGTAACGTCTGCGGCGTTGATCATCAGGTACTCCATACGACTTTCTGTCATATAGGTACCCCATCGGCTCAGCGTTTACAACAATTAGTCATACTTTTTTTGAGGCATGGGATGGCAGGGGAACTGATCGACCTCCAAAGGGTGCGAGCACGACGGCGCGACCCCAGCCTCAAGCTGGCGCAGGTGCGCCGCAGGCTGACTCGACTATCAGACGAGGATGTGCGCTCCGTGGAGCTGCTGCTGGACCGCCTGGAGGCTCAGACGGCTTCGGCGTCCGCGGTTGCCGCGGTGGGCTCGCTCTCGCCGTACTCCTCTTCCAACACCTGAAGGTCTGACAGCCAGAGCTTGCGGTCCTTGCGGGTGAGGCGGGGCAGCAGAGCCACGAACCGAGCAGCCAGCTCGGTATCGCCATCGTCAAGATCGGCGAGCAGTTGCGCGAGGTCGCGGCGCTTTGTGCCTGCCGGCACCAGGTCAACAACCAGCGCGTAGCCCAGCACGCCCGCCCACGCGTCTAGGTTCTCCAGACTGGTCTCGCGCTTGCCCTTCTCGAGCAGGCTGACCTGTGACTGTGAGACGCCCACAGCGCCCGCCACGACCTCTTGCTTGAGGCGTAGGTCGTCGCGTCGTTTCTTTAGGCGCAGAGCCAGACTCGTGAATCTCATGCCCACAGAGTAGGCCGGGACGCTTACGACTTTTAGTGGTACGAATTCTGTCATGCGTATACATTGCTAATAGTCATACGGAGCACCTGATGGAATGGCATCGACTGATAGCGGATCGACTTGAAGCCCTTGAGATGAGCCAAGACGACCTCGCGGGGGCCGTGGGCGTCTCGCAGTCGATGATCTCGCTCTACATCAGAGGCAAGCGGGTCCCCCCAGAGCACCGCTGGCCGAGCCTGATCGCTGCACTGGAGATCGGGGAGGAAACGCTGCGGCAGCTGCCCGCCATCGCCGAGGCCATGAAGGCCGCTCGAGCGGTAGACCAGCAGGCGGCGGTGTAGCTCATGGGCCGTGTCAGCACCAAGGCGCCGGGCGCCTGCGTCTACTTCGTCCGCGCCCGCAATGCCTGCGGTGTCTTCGTGGGCCCCATCAAGATCGGCACGTCGATCAACCCCCACGCTCGCCTCGCCCAGCTCCAAGAACGGCAGAACCTCAGCGACCCCGGCCTGCGACTGGAGGTGCTCGCGGTGGTGGACGGCTCGTACTTCCGCGAGCGGAGCTACCACCAACGCTACGCCGCCCACCGCCTGCCGCTCCGCCAGCCTCCGCACGGCCGGGAGTGGTTCACGCCAGCGCCTGAGCTGCTGAAGGAGATCGCCCGACTGCGGCGGCTGCATGGCAGCGAGGCCCAGCAGCGCCAGCGCCTCCACCTGCTGGTTGACCAGATCGGCGGCGCACGTCTGGAGAAGCTGCTGGAGGTCGCCGAGCTGCTCGCCAGCCAGCCGACCTCGAAGGCGGCGAGCTGATGCTACTCCTCGCTCTTGAAGCTGACCACCAGTTTCCCACCTCTGATCTGCACGGTGGTTGGCTGGCTGCCAGGGCTGTGAACCCACAGCCCCCCGCTTCGCAACCCAAGCGCCAAGTCGAGAACTTCCGCAACGACCCTGCGGAACACTTCGGCCGCCTCCATCTCGGGGGCGGCCTGCGCACGGGCAGGCATCAGGGCGCAGATCAGCGCCGTCTCCGTGTCGGTCAGCTCCCACTCGTCTTGCGATTCCATCAGCCACCTCATTGGCTGTCGAGCCTACCTCACCCTGAGAGATCTCATGATTCAGCGTAACGCCCACGACATCCACAACCTTCTGAAGGCCGCCGAGATCTACGGGTTGATCCCATCTGCCCTGCGCGTCTTTGAAGTAGATCGGGGAGGGGAATATCACGATTCCGCCGCCACCAGCGTCACTGCCAAGGCATGGGCGCGAGTACTCGCGCCCTACACCGATACTGAGCTGCGCGACGGGCTGGAGCGTCTGGCCCGCAGCGGCGTGGAGTACCTGGACCTGCCCAGGCTCGCCGCCGCCTGCGCGCGGGCCACACCCACCGCAAACGCGCGCCGCCGCCTCCAGCAGTTCGCCGCATCGGTGCCCGACTGCGAGATCGACAAGGCGATCGCCCTGTTGGAGGAGTTGACCTCGAAGGCGGCGAGCTGATGACCCCCCCCACCCCTGGAGCCTCCCGTGATCTACCTCCTGCTCGACATCGCCGAGGAGCGCGGCTGTACACTCCTCGAACTGCTGGACCAGCACCCCGCCGACCTGCGCCGCCTGCTCCAGGCCAAGCACGCGGCGCACACCATCAACGTCCGCGCCGACCTCGGCGCGATGGTGAAGCTGAGCGACGAGGCCCTGCAAGAGGGCGTCCTGCCCTCGGATGTGCTCTCGCGCGATCGGTAAGCCCTGGGGTAGCACAGTCTCTCCATCGTGACTGTGCTGGGTACGCACTACCCATTCGATCCATTGCATCGCCGCTCACAATAAATCGGGAGCGCGCATGATCGCCGTCCCTCCGCCCTGGGCGCAGCGCTTCCTGCGCCCGCTGACGCTGCCCGCTGACCTGCCCCCGGCGGTGTGGTCCGCGCTCCTCCTGGAGGTCCCCGTCTTCTGGCTGTTCTGGCTGCCGACCTGGGGGCAGGCGTGACCCTGCTCGTCACCGTCTGGGCCCGTCGCCCCACCTCGCCGATCTGGAGCGTCGCCGGCTGCCGGGCCGGACCGATCCACCTGCCCCCGGACGAAGCGGCGACCCTTGCCGCTCGACTCCGCACCCTGGGCCTGATCACCACCCTCCGGGCCGCTGGTGCCCCTGCCCCGCTGGTGCTGCTGTGATCCTCCGCTGCGTCATCGACGGCGCCCCGGTGGGCAAGGGCCGAGGCCGCGCTGTCCGTCAAGGGCCCGGCGTCCGCATCGTCACCCCGAAGACGACACGCGACTGGGAGGCCCGCGCCGCCGGCGAGCTCGCGGACGCCTACGACGGCGAGACGATCACCGACCCCGTCCGCGTCGAAGTCCTCGCCGTCAAGGCCCGGCCCCAGCGCCTGCGCCGACGGAAGGACCCCGAGGGTCTCATCTGGAGGCCGCACAAGCCCGACGCGGACAACGTCGCGAAGGCAGTGTGCGACGCCCTGGAGAAGTCCGGGGTCATCGCCAACGACATTCAGGTGGTCGAGCTGGTCGCGCGCAGCGTCTTCGCCGAGCGCGACGGCGAGCCCCGAGTGGTGGTCACCGTCGACCTGGTGCCCGAGCTGCCCGTGCTCGAGGAGACACCCGCCGACGCCGAAGACGAGGCCGGCTTCCACGACGACGCCGACCTGCCCGCCGACGCCGCGGCGCTGTACGCCGCCATGGCCGACCAGTCCACGCGCACCGCCGAGGGCAAGGCGGCCTTCCGTGCGCTGCTCGCGGAGTACCAGCGGATCACCGGGACGGGTCAGCCGTTGGTGCAGTGGTTCGATGAGACGGTCGGCACCGACGAGCGCGGGCTGATGGCTGTGCTCGAGGGCGACGATGCACCCCCGGCCGACGCGCCCGCCCAGCTCGCGCTCCTGGGGGCTGCACGATGACCGCCCGAGATAGGATCCATGCCTCCGATCACTCGCTCGACCGATGTCTTGATCGGTTTGAGGTCGCAGGCAGGAAGCGGCAGCGGGCCTTCATCCGGCAAGCCCTGAGCGAGGGCGTCTGGCTGAACGGCGAGCAGGCGCTCGCAGCAGGGCTGACGCGCCAGCCGCCCGAGAAGGCGAACTGGTACTGCGTGTCCATGACCGCCGTGCTGGTGGTGTCCCCGGATCGCTGTGTGCTCACCTGCTGGCGGACCCCGAAGGCGTGGTCAAGGCCGCAGACCTGGAGGCGCCTGGTCGGCGTCCGGGGGTGCCCATGAGCTGCCCCATCCTGCCCCCGACGACGGCGGCCGACGTGCCGCGCTACCTCGACGGCAACGACAACGCCTGGGCCGGGCGGATCCGCCTGCTCGCCCAGGACTTCGACGGCGCCGCCCTGGTCGCCGCGCTGCGCTGCTACGCCCGGGGCACCTACGCCCAAGAGACCGCCCCCTACGCCTGTCAGCGCCTGCTGACCCTGCTCGACCACCGCGACGCCGACGTCCGCGGCGCCGTCGCGGCGTGGGTGCAGGCGGTGGCCACCAACACGGAGATCCCATGCGTGGACTGACCGAAGACCAGCGCGAACAGCTGGAAGACCTGCTCTACCAGGGCGTACGCCTCCGCACCGAGGCCGACCTGGGGGCGCCGCCGCCGGTGGAGACCGCCGCAGCATGGAAGCGGCTGAGCAAGTACAAGACGCTCCCGGAGTGGCTGAACCCCGACCTGCTGATCGACGTCGAGGGGTTCGTGCATCCCCGGTACCAGCTGGAGATGCTGGTGGAGGCCAGCACCGCGCTGTCCTACCTCGCCGACTACGTGCCCCGGATCCGCCTGAGCTTCTACCGGAAGCCCAAGACGAAGCAGGGCATGAACGTCTGGGGGCAGGCGAAGAAGCTGAACGCCAAGGAGCGCATGCTCACCGGGGACGCGTTCTGGTGGGACATCGACCTGTCGTTGGTGGCCTGGGCGCTCCTCGACCCCATGGGCCGGATCCGGCTGCTACACCACGAGGCCAGCCACCTGGCGGTCGAGCTGGACGACGGGGCCCACCCCACCCCCGGCCTGCGGGGACACACCGCCGAGATCATGGCGGGCACGCTGGCCGAGGTCGGCCCGCTCCATCACGGCGAGACGGTGGTGGGCGCGTTGGCAGCCCGCCGTCAAGAGGTCCGCAAGGCCGTCGGCAGCACCCGCTTCCTAGACCGGCTGGCGGGTGCGGGCCTGGACCTGCGGCCCCTGGACGTGATGGCCACCGACGGCGGCGTCGTCGCCATCCAGGGCGAGCAGCCCAGCCTCTTCGACGACGCAGCCCCCGAGCGCGGCGAGTCGATCCGCGACATCAACAACCGCCTCCACGGCAACACGCGCCTGGATCGTGTCGCCAGCGACACCGCCCGGGACTTCCACAAGTCCATGAAGGACATGGGCGTCGAATCCATGACCGTCACCGGGCCCGACGGCCACGTCACCGACTACACCCAGGAAGGCCACCCACTGGTCAGCAAGGGCGACGAGGAATGAGCTTCTCCCGCCTGGAAGACGCCTGGTGGGAGGGCATGGTCGCCCGCCTGCCTCGCCCGCTCTCCGACGAGGAGGCGGCCATGGACCTGCGCTACCACGCCGGCCAGGTCCGCCGCCACGTCGCCACCCAGGGCCAGCGCGGACGCCACCGGATGCCCGGCCGCCGAACCCTCGCGACCCGGTGGGGCTGGGACGGCGAGGGCGAGAATCCGACCGATTACGACGCCCGCAAGTTGATGAAAGCTGAGCATCTTTGGGCAGATCCGCACGCTTCAGGTCAACTTCGCCCACTTGTCGCCCACTCTTCGCCCACTCTTCGCCCACTTTCGGCACCGAAGCCCGCGAAATCACAAGAGCCGGTCGCCCACTCTTCGCCCACTCCTCGCCCACTTTTCGCCACACGCGCGGTTCTCACAGATACACAGGTTCACAGAGGCACACCTCAGAGAGAGAGCGAGCGAAGTGCAACCACGTCGCGCGCGACCGGCGAGCCGGAGGCGCCGCCGCCGACGCCCGCCGCCGGGCCGGGCCTGGGTTCCCTCTCTCGCGATGAAGGTCTGATTGCAGACACCGACGCGCACGTCGACGAGGACTGCGACGACGCCCCGCTGAGCGCCCTGCCGACCCCCGAAGCCGCGCCCACGGCGTCGACAACGACGACTGCGACGACGCCCTGGTACCAGAACAGCAGCGGCGTGACCCGCTGCCGAGGCTGCGCGGCAAAGCAGGGCACCGAGCACGGCTCCGACTGCCGCTACGCCCCAGCGCCACCGAAGCCGGAGGCCCGCGGTGATCCCGAGTGGGCGCCCCCGTTCGGCTCCCCGCTCTCTCGCCCTCCGGTGTCCAAATGAAGTTCCTCCGCAACCCCGACAAGATCCACCGCCTGATGACTGCCGCCCAGCGCTACGGGCTGGCGGTGTCCGCCCTGAAGGCCCTCGCCAAGAACCGCGACGGCCAGTTCTGCGACCCCGCCGCGGCCAGCGCCACCGTCAAGGCCTGGGCGCGACTGCTGGCCCACTACACCGACGAGGAAGTCTTCGCCGGCATGGAGGCCCTCGCCGGCGACGGCGTGGAGTACCTGGACCCCAACAAGCTCGCAGGCCGGTGCCGGCTGATGCGGCAGGGCGACCAGGGCGCCGCGAAGGCCGCAGACGTCCGTCGAGCCCGCGAGTGCCCCCACCAGCTGTGCAGCGGCGATGGGGCGCTCCAACTCCGACTCCCTCGCCCTCCGCCACGGCAGGGCGCGCGGTCCCCGGGGCTGCTGTGGGTCGCGGCGCTGTGCTCCTGCGACCTGGCGCCGGCGATCTGGCGCGATGGCGCGAAGCCCACCGGCGAGGGCGCGCACCTGTTCCGAGGCGAGGCGACCATCCGGGGGCTGCGCGATGCCCGGGAGACGCTGAAGGCCTGGGCGGAGGGGCCTGCGCTGCTGGATCACTTCGCCTGTGTCGAGACCCTGAGCGACGACGTCCGGCTCGGGGTGGCGGCGGCGCGGGCGATGGTCTGGGAGCTGCGCCGGGACCACCGGAAGGTCACCGAGAAGGGCGGCGACCCCGAGCGGCTGGCGGCCATCGAGGACGAGATCGCCACGCTGGAGCGGCTGGCGGAGGCGCGGATCTCCCCGCGGCTGGCGGGACTGCGGACGCTGGAGGTCCAGCTGGACCGCGCCGCGGCGCTGGGGGCGACGGTGCCCGCGTGGGTGGCCTCGGAGCTGAGGGGCATCCGGGAGCCCGCCGCGGCGCAGGTGGCGAAGTGATTGCCGCGCACCTGACCGGCGTACCTTCGGAGCGCCTCTTCGCCGAAGACGTCACCGCGACCGATCTGCTCACCGATCTGGACCTGGCTCACCTCCGAGGCGCGGAGCGGCGCCAGGCGCGCGAGGCGGTGCGCCGTGAGCGGCACACGCTGGCGATGACCCTGGCGCTGGAAGGCGTCCGCGACGTGGCGCACTACCGCAAGCTGTGGAAGGACGAGTGCGTCCTCCGGGAGTCCGTCGAGCTCCGGGCGCTGGAGAACGCCGACAAGCTGGAGGCGGCGGTGACCAACCACATCCGGGAGGTGTCGGCGCTGGTGGAGAAGCGGCAGATCATGGTCACCGCTCACAGCGACCTGCTGCGACGCACGGGCGACGCCGAGGCGCTGGTGGGCGGACAGGACGACGACACCCTGGAGCAGCGCCTGCAGTACGCGCTGGCGGTGGGTGGGTCGGTGTCGGGGGAGACCCTGACGAATGCCTGTAGCCGAGCGAGCGCGGAGCGGGATGACCTGGCGGTGCAGTTGGCGCACCTCGGCGACGCCTTGGAGGCAGCGGAGGCCGACGTCGACCGCCTGGAGCGTGAGTCCAGCGCTCTGGAAGCGGCGCTGCTGAGGGCGCTGCGGCCGTGGTGGCGCCGGTGGCTGGACTGGTGGGCGCTGTGAGCTGGGAGAGCACATCACCGGATCGCGGGATGGCCGGGCGGCTGCGGGCGCGCATGGCGGAGCTGTGCTGGTCGACGCATCGGCTCAGTCGGGAGTCCGGCGTGGACCGGGCGGTGATCCTGCGCATCCGTGAGGGGCAGCTGAAGCGGGGGCCATACCTCGACACCATCGAGCGCCTGGCGGAGCCGCTGGGCGTCACAGCGGCGTGGTTGGGCTTCGGCGACGCCAACAAGCTCACACGGGAGCACACACGATGAGCGCCTTTGCAGACGTCGTCGACGAGCTGAACGAGCGACAACTCGAAGCCCTGGAGGAGCTGGCCAAGGGCGAGAAGGCCGCGGACATCCGCAGCGCCCTCGGGATCGGCCGCTGGGCGTGGTGGAGTTGGACCACGAAGCACCCGGTCTTCCGTGAGCAGTACCTGGAGATCCGCGCGAAGCGGCAGGCGCTGGCGCAGCTGGAAGGCCTCGACGACCTCGACGCCATCCGGGGGCACATAGTGCACCTGGCGCTGCACGCGAAGTCCGAGATGGTGCAGCTCGGGGCCTGCAACAGCTACGCCGACCGGATGGGCTGGGTGAAGCTCAGTCTGAAGACCGACACCACCGCAACTCCAGAGATGCTGGCAATGCTGGGCATCGTGAAGAAGTCCGGCGGGCTGGACGTGGTCAACGACGCCGACCTGGACGCCGTCATCCTGGCCGCGGCCGACGAGATCCGCGGGCGTGAGCTGGAGAGCGCCGAGGAGTGACCACCCGCCGCCAGCTCGCTCGGCTCATCAATGAGCGCCGGCGCCGCGTCGCCCGTGCCCCGCTGGCCTACCTGAAGCTCTGGGACAACCCCGAGCCCCTCACCAGTCAGCGCCGGGCTCTGCTGTCCATCGCGCTGGACGGGCTGGAGGTCCTCGACGTCGGCGGCGGCAACCGCACCGGTAAGAGCCTCCTGCTGGCGGCGTGGCTCACGGCCTGCGCCGGCGGCCTCGATGCCTGGGTGCCGACACCACAAGGCCGGCTGTACTGGGTGCGCAGGTTCCTCGAGCTGAACGAGCTGCCTGACGCTGTCATCCCCGGCGGCCGACGCGCGCTGCCCCCGGCGCTGGTGTGGGCGGCATCGGCGACGAATGGCGCCAGCGTCGACCAGATCCGCCCGCACATCCGGGCGCTGTGCCCCGAGGGCACCGTGTTCAGCGGCTGGTTCAGCGGCACCAACCAGGGGATCGCCGTGCTGCCCAACACCGGCGGCCGGGGCGTACTGAAGACGAAGACCTACAAGGAGTGGCTGGCGGACCACCAGACCTGGGAGGGGGCCGCGGTGCGCGCTCTGGGCTGTGACGAGGAGCCGCCGGCGGGCGCGATCCTCTCCGGGCTCTCCCGGCTGGTGGACCTGGAGGGCCGGCTCATGGTCGCGCTGACGGCGCTGAGCGGCTTCACCTCGGACTACTACACCGACGTCGTGGAGCCCGCGCCGCCCTGGTACAAGCAGGTGCGCCTCTTCGGCGAGCACAACCCCCACATCAGTCAGGAGAAGCGCCGGGCCATGGTCGCCACCATGCCGGCGTGGCAGCGCGCCGCCCGGGACCGCGGCGAGCGGGTGAACCCCGAGGGGCGGATCTGGCCCATCAACCCGAACGTGCACCTGGTGGAGCCCTTTGACATCCCCGTGGCGTGGGACCGGTACCAGATCACCGACTGGGGCGGGCGGTCGCCGCACCTGCTGTGGGTCGCCGAGGACCCCGCCGGCGATGGCACGCTGTACTGCTACCGGGAGTACGCGCCAAGGCGGAAGACGAAGGACCCCGCCGTCACCGACCGCCAGCTCGTCGAGCAGATCATCGAGCACGAGGCCGGCCAGCCCGAGGGGATGAAGCTCACCACCGTCTACCGCGTCGCCGACAGCGAGAACCCCAGCGGCATCGAGGAGGCCGCCTCGCAAGGGCTGTGGATGGAGGCCGCCGAGAAGGGCGCCGGCAGCGTCGCGAGCGGCAACGCCGACGTGGGGGCCATGCTCTCCGAGGTCCACCCGGTGACCGACGATCCCCAGAAGCCGCGGATCTTCTTCTTCCGGGGGTGCGTGCCGGTGACCTTCAAGGAGGCCACTGGCTACCAGTGGGCACCACAGCGCGCCGGCCAGCCCCCCAAGCCCCTGAAGGCCGACGATCACGGGCCGGATGACCTGCGCTACCTCGTACGGTTTCGCCAGCGCCTGGGGCGTCGATAGCCCGGGGGTGACAACTCGCACCCTCCCGGGGCCGTCCGAGGTCCGGTAGCTCTGGAGCATGGCCCAGCTCTTGATCCGCCGCTCCTGGACGTTTCGCGCCTCACGCTGGCTGGAGGCGCGCCTCCCGGGCCGCTTCGTCCGCACTCTGGCGCGCGTCGGTGCCCTGCGGCGCCCTCCACCCCGCCCCGGCGTCACCAGCCGCCTGATCGCCCGCCCCCGCAACGCGGAGGCCAACCTGCGGACCATGGCGCAGTCCGCCACGGTCTTCGGCGCGTCCACCTGGCGCCTGCTGGGCCTCGCGGGCTACCCGCTGCGCTGCTACCGCGGCAACGGCCAGGGCGGGAAGTCCGAGCCCATCGACCCCGCCCGGACGCCCTGGGTGGCACAACTCCTGCGGCTGCTGGACCGACCCGACCCCGCGGACTGGAGCCCCACCGCCATCGCGCCGGCGAAGCCCGGGGAGCTCCTCGTCGCCCAGCTGCTGCTTGACCTCTCCCAGGAGGGCAACGCCTTCTGTGCTTGCACCGTCGACACCGCCGGCGTCGTCATCGGACTGACCCGCCTGCACCCGAAGCACATCACCCTCGAGGGCAACGCCAGCGGGGAGGAGGAGTGGGTGTACCGGCCGGGTGGCCGCTACGGCAATGAGCGTGAGCGGCGCTACCCCCGCCGGACGGTGTTCCACATCCGCCTGCTGTCCTGGCAGGCGTCCGGGCAGGGGGAGATCGGCACCGGCGCCGCGGAGCCCCTCGCCCCGTTGCTTCGAGCGGAGCATGTCGCGCTCACCAAGAGCGCCGACATCATCGAGCAGGGCGGCGCCGACGTCCGGGTCACCGGCAAGACCGACAAGGCCCGGGCCTTCCTCTCCAACGCGGACAACCGCGAGGGCATCGCCGACGAGGTGATCCGCGGCTTGGGCGGCGGCGACGACAGCGTCCGCACCCGCCGGGTGATGGTCGACGGCGGGGAGTTCGAGATCCAGGATGCTGGTCTGAAGCCCGCCGACATCCAGGCCGAGAAGCTGCTGGCCGAGTCCCGGAAGTCCACGCTGGTGGCGATGGGTGTGACGCCGATCGCGGTGGGCGCGGCCGACGCTGGCACCTACGCGACGAGCGTGCAGCAGTTCCGAGTGCAGGCGACCACCGACGCGGCGCTGCTGCTGGTGCTGGAGGCGTGCTTCCTGCGGCCCCTGGCCCGGCACTTCGCGTTCATGGCCGGCGGGCGCTGGGCGCGGCAGTCCGACGAGGTGACCTGCCGGGTGGACCTGACGCGCCACCCCGGGCGGAACTTCCAGCGCACCGACGCCATCGCCCGGATGAAGACCCTCACCGAGATGGGCTGGACTGCCGAGCAGGCCGCGGAGTTTGAAAGCTTGGACCTGCCCGCGCCCGAGGGTAAGCCTCGGCCGAGCGCCGCCACGCCGGCCGCCAGCGGCGCCCCACGGCGCCCGCTGGGCGATGCGGACGGAGAGTCGGCCGACCCCGACGACGGCGAGGAGAGCGACGCTGACCGCCGTGTGGTGACCATCCAGGAGTTCCTCGATCGCAGGGGGGTGACAACTCGCACCCTCCCGGAAGCGATCGAGGTCCAGTAGGTCTGACACATGAGCCTGCGCCGACTCGACACCGCCTACCTCCGCCAAGGGAACCCCCTACCGCTGGTGGGCCTGGTGCTCGCCGACTACCAGCGCAAGGGCGACCCCGTGCTGCTGGATGCCGAGTCCGGCGGCGAGCTCGCCGACGACGCGGATCCGTTCTTCATCCTCTCCACGCCCTTCGAGGCCAGCGACCGCCACATCCTGCGGCAGATCTGGGACGTCTCTCGGGGCATCGAGGCCGGCGGCCCTGGTGTGCCGGTGCTGTTCAACCACTCGCCTGGACGCTCCCCCTCGGAAGTCTACGGGCAGTGGCGCGACCTCGGCACCCGCAACAATGTGCGCTTCAACGACGGCTCCAGCGGCGACGCCCTCCTGGGCCGTCCGAGCTTCGACCTCGAGGACGCCGAGGCGGTCAAGCTGCGCGGCAAGGTCCGCCGCGGCATCATCCCGGCCGTCTCCGTGCGCTGGACTCCCGGCGAGCGCGTACGCCGCGGCGACCTGGACCCCGAGGACCCGCTCTACCGCGAGCCCCACAACGACGCCTGCGACGAGCCCGCCGAGGGCTACGTCATGGGCTCCGAGCGTGACGCCAACCACCTGATCGAGGTGAGCTTCACCCCGATCCCCGCCGACCAGCGCGCCGTCCGCCGGGCTGCCACCATGGCCCGCGCCACGGCCGACCTGGAGCGCGGCCTGCGTACCGGTCTGCTGGACGAGCAGGGCCTCTCCCGGCTGCTCACCGTGCTGGGCGACGACGCCCGCGTGCTGCGCTGGGCCCGCGCTCAGGTGGCCACCGCTGCCCCCGACCTCTTCCTGGAGGCCTTCCGGACGCTCCCGCTCGATGAGCGCCGCGCCCTGGTGGGCCTCGATCCTCTCCCCGCTGCGCCGCCCCCGGCGCGCACCATCGCCGACCTTCTCCGGAGCGCCTCATGAGCCGCACCCTCTTCCCCGCCCTGCTCGCCTCGCTGGCGATCGACCCCCACCGCCACAGCGAGGGCGGCGGCTTCACCGACGGTCCCATGGAGGACGGCGAGTTCGAGGACGGCATCGAGGACGACGAGTTCCGCGCCGGCGACCTGAAGCTCCTCGACGACGACAACGGCAAGTCCGCCGATCAGCTCATCGCGACCGTCAACCGTCACACGCAGATCGTTCAGCGCTTCGAGGGCGACATCGCCAAGGTGCAGGACTTCGCCCGGCGCGCGGTGCCCGACACCCAGAAGCTGCTCGCCGAGGCCAAGCGCAACGCCAAGGCCGAGTGGGTCCCCGCCGGCAGCGTCCGCGAGTTCGAGGCCCTGTACCTCGACAGCGACGACGCGCCGAAGATGGGCCGCCACACCGTGAGCATCCCCCTCCCCGGCGGGCAGACCTACCAGCAGAAGCGCCACGGCGTGCTCACCGACCCGCACCCGGTCATCGAGGAGCAGAAGCGCGCCCAGCGTGCCTACGACGGCCTCGTCGTCGCCATCATGCGGGCCCGCGCTCGGAAGCTGACCGGCGCCCAGCGCTACAGCGATCCCCTGGTGCAGGTGGCCTGGGTGCAGTTCCGTGGCGCCCTCCGCAGCCTCCCCGGCACGATCGGCAAGTACTTCCGCGTGAAGCTCGATGACGCCGACTGGCTCCGCAGCGTGATCGACGGCAGCGCCGGCAGCGGCGGCGAGGTCATCCCCGACCCCGAGCTGGCCGGCCTGCGTCGCCCCACCGACCTGGCGCGCCGCATCCCCGGGCTCGTGGGCGTGCGTCCCGCGCCCTCGCGCTCCTTCCACCCCATCCGGGTGACCGGCCGCATCCTCGGGCAGACCCGCCGGGTCACCGAGGCCGACCCCTCGCGCTTCCCCTCGACCAAGTTCACGACCGCGAAGTCCACGATCACCGTGGTCGATCAGGTCTACATGGCGCTGCTCGACAACCTCTTCGCCGGCGACGCGGCGGGGATGCTCGCGGACCCCCTGGGCTTCGTCATGGGCTGGATCGATGAAGGCCGCATGGACACCATGGAGCTGGCCTTCCTGCACTCCGACGGCGACGGCGACATCGCGGACGTCCAGGGCACCTGGACCATGGGCGGCTACTACGACGCGGGCGACCTCGACGGTGCGACCTCCGCCCTGGGCTGGTGGCAGGGCTGGCGCGCCCGCGCCGCCGCGGACTCCAACACCCTCTCCGCGGGTGGCTCCTTCGACATGGCGGACCACTTCGGCGCCCTGGAGCTCCTGGGCAACCTCGCCAACGACGCGGTCGCCATCACCGGCCTGCACTGCCTCTACACCCAGCTGCTCGGCAACAGCATCTTCACCACCTGGGAGAAGATGGGCCCGGCCGCGACGCAGATCACCGGCACCATGGGCATGATCGGCAACACCCGCCTGGTGATCTCCGAGTTCATGGCCGACGAGTTCGACAGCT